CAATTAATGGACCAAGTAAGTGGGGCGGTTTCATTTGAAGCAAAACTAGGATTTGGTGAATTAGAAGAGAAAAATAAATTTATTTTATTATTACAAAGAATATTAGGTCTTTGTTTTGATAATAGAAGAGAAATTGATGTTAGTGGTAATGCTAAAGTTGCAGAATTAGATGGGGTTGACGAAAGTTTTTTTGAATTTACAGATATTGATTTACGTTATTTAGATGATTTAATATCAGATATACAAAACGGAGTTGTTGAGTTTGAAGATTGTGAAAATGTTAAGTTTCCTGTAAACACAACTGCCGTTATGGATAGTTTACTTAAATTCAACGACTTGAGTAAAATTGAGGACATTGAAAAACAAGCGATGAGTTTAACAGATACTTTAATTGATGATGATAAATGGAAATTACCTAATTCATTTGATGTTAACCTATCGGTTGATTTAAGTTTTTTAACTAATCTACCTAAAGCAATTATGATGGCATTATTATCACCTAAGATAATTTTACCATTATTAATAATGTCAAAGGCTATTTCTCAAACAATTGCAGATACTATAGAAAGTTTAGGTGATTTTATTAAAGCTTTTAAAAAATATGTTATAAATGTTATGTCAAAAATTGGTGGACTATTTGTCGAGACTCTTTTTGATATTATTAAAAAAGATATTAAAACATTAATTACTGAAATAATTTCTGATATCGCCAAAGAAAAATTATTAAAGAAATACGCAATCATTTTAAAATTAGTTGAATTAATTTTAATTATCGCAAGATTCATTGACGATTGGAGGAAGTGTAAAAGTGTTGTTGATGAAATATTAGCGTTGTTAAATTTAATTGGAAGTTCTATTGGGGGTAGTGGCGCTATTCCCGCACCTTTATTAGCTGCGGCAGAATTATTAGACGGATTTTCAAATACAAGAGCGTCTATTAATGTAATTGAAGAACTACAAAAAATAGGGATACCTACAGGACCTATGCCTGACGGTAGTCCAAATTTATATTTACAAGCTAAAGTTGCAGAAATTAAAGGGGTTGAGAGAGAAAGAACCGAAAACGGTAAGGTACAAATATTTGTAAAACCATTAGCAGTAGTTAATGGTGTAACAATGCCTGCGGGTAATATATATGGTAAATCATATTAATATGGATGAAAGAGAAAAAGTTAATAACATTATTAAAAATTTAAAAGAGAGTTCAAATTCTGAATTAGCTTATGCTCTTGATTTTTTAAATTCTGATTTTGAACAAACTAAAGTTGCAATAATTAAATTAACAAAACACATAGACACTGTTGAATTAATTTATAATAAAGCATTAAAAGAATTAGAGAGTAGAAAATAATGAATAATTACGAAAACAAAAGATTATGGACAGGGTACGTTGTTGATAACGAAGACCCTCTTATGGTTAATAGGGTTAGGGTTCAATTCGATACTCGAAATAATGAGGCAATACTAAAAGGTGTTCCCGAATATGTTGATAATAGAAAAACAATTGCCGATAACGGTAAAGATTTAAATCCTGAATTTAAATGGACATCTATTGACCCTTTTGTGTTTTTACCTTTAATACCTTTGTTTGTTAAAATTACTCCTAAACTAAAAGAGTCGGTTAATATAATATACCCAAATGTAGATACTAATTACACCGAACAATATTATATACAAGGGACTTTAACTTCTCCTTTAACTTTATATAACGACAATTACGAAGCTACTAGAAGATTTGCAACAAGAGATAGAATTGCTCAATCTAAGAATCTTAAAAATGTACCTGGAGTTAATAGAAATAATAAGGCAAAATCTATTCAGAAAAAATATACTCATCCACCAACTGAAGGGGCTTTTATGGAACCTGATGATGTGGGATTACAAGGTAGAGGTACTTGTGATTTAATAATTAAAGAAGGTGATATTATTTTAAGAGCAGGTAAAACCACCACAATACCTAAAAATTCTAAAACAAATGTTGATGTTAAAATAACAAGAAGTTTTATCCAACTTTCAGATTTTAATGACAGAATTATAGATTTAGGTACTTCTGAAACTGCCAGATTAGAACAAGATGTTTTATTTGTTAAATCATTAGTAGAGTGGAACATTGTTAATCCCGATAACTCGGCAACTCCTAATCAATTTATTTTAGACATTTATTTATATAACTTACCACAAAAGCCAGGGTATACGACAAACAAAATATATCGAGATACTCCTATAGAATCTGCGGATAAAAGTTTGGTTTATTATGTACAATACACTAACCAAACTATGGAAAATGTTATTGATTTAGTAAATAATTTTATTAATCAGTGTAATACTGGAGTTATCAATCTACCCCCTAATGAAATTAAAGAAATTAGTAATCAATTTCCGTTGTTTTTTAGACCGTCACCATTAACGTTAAAATGTCTAACAACTAATAATGGTTCACAAGAATATAAAAATATTTCAGAAATTAATTCAAAAATTAAATTTAAGTCTATTAAACAAGGAGATGGTTTAATTTTTTATAAGAACAAAACAGGTCAACAATCTACAGTTAGAAAAGAAAAAATTAAGAATTATGATACTCAAGGTATCCCTACAACATATAACATTTTAGGTGCTGATAAATTATTAATACTTTCACACGAATCAAAAATACCAAGTAAAGGTAAGATAATTTTAGATAGTACAACTATGAGAGGTATGGACCAAAAATTCTTAGTTGAAAAAGTTTTACCAAATACTGATTCTATGGTTAGAGGTGAAGAACTTATGAAATTTTTAAATTTAGTTGTTAAATTTTTAGTTGCTCACGTTCATCCTTTTCCTGGTGTTCCTCCCGTTCCTGTTGCAACTGATGGAACACAAGCAATTGACATTCTTACTCAAATGCAAAACGCATCTAACACTATTCTTAACGAGAATATCAGAATTAACTAATTCTTTGATATTTATTAGTAAAAAGAATAAATGTCAACTCACAGGTCATATTTTAGCAAAAACAATACGATAATTAGTGATTCTCTATCCAACACTGGTAGAAATCCTATAACTGATTTATATTTTGGGTCTGCAGTAGATACAATTGCACCAAACGGATACACTAGATTTATATTTGATTTAGATTTATCACAATTATTTGAAAAAATTTTAAACGGAACTATTACAACTGAATGTGTTGATAATATGACCCATACTTTAACTATGACGAATACAATTCGTTTTGACGATGAGTTATTGAATAGTTATAATTCAGACCAAAGAAGAAGAGCAAGTTCATTTGATTTAATTTTATTTAGAATCCCTGAGACTTGTATCACTCAAACAGGTACTACTACAACGACTACTCAATCTTGTAATCCTTCTCCTCAAACTTGGGATGAAGGTGTTGGGTATGATTACAATAATACACGTAAAGCCGTTAATACAAGTATTGGGACATCTGTTAGTAGTGCTCCTTTAATTGATAATGAATATTCTACAAGACCTTCTAATTGGTTTCAAACAGATAATTTAAATTTATGGTCTGAACCTGGGATGTACTCAAACACAAACACATCACAATTTGTAAACTATGATGATTTACATATTGTTGATATACAACATTTTGACAAGGGTAATGAAGATATTAATTTTGATATGAGTTCAGAAATTAATGGTATTATTGACGGTACAATAACAGGAGTGACTGGATGGGGTATTGCGTATAGACCTGATTTTGAATTGATAACAGGTTTAACTTCTAACTATAGTGTTTCTTTTTTTACAAGACACACTCAAACATTTTACGAACCATATCTACTTACAACTTACGATGATTTAATTCAAGATGATAGAAATTTATTTGTTGAGAAAACCCCTAATAAACTTTATTTATTTGCCTATGTTGATGGTGATTTAGTTAATTTAGATTCTAATCCATTGGTGTCAATATTAGACCCAAATGGAGACCCTATACCATCATTAACTAACTTACCGACGTGTCCAAGAACAAAAGGTATTTACGAGGTTATTATACCACCTATGAGCGGTTACAACACACCTTGTCAATTTACTGACGTTTGGTCAAATGTTGTCTACAATGGAGTAACTTTACCTAATGTGGAAAATGAGTTTACACTACAAACATATAAGAATAGAATGATTATCGGACCTCAATCCAAAGAACCTGAGGTGTTTGGTTTTGATTTTTATGGTATCAAACAAGATGAAAAAATATTAAACACTGAATCAAGAAAAGTAGGTGTTGTCATTAAAAAGGCTTATACCACTAAACACTTACTCCAAAATGTTGACTCATATTACAGAGTATATGTTAGAGAAGGAAATACTGAAGTACAGGTTCAAGATTGGACTAAAATAAATAGAACCCCTAATGAATATTATTTTATTTTTGATACTGTCGATAAAATACCTAATGAATATTATATCGACATAAAAGTGAATACTAGTGGAGAAACTGATGTTTATAAAAGAACAATTAAGTTTTTAATTGTCAATAAAAAATAAACATAAAAAATTAAATATTTATAAATAAAAAATTATGTCAATATCAGCAGGAACTTACGATTACACAGTTTGTATTATATGTAGCAGTGGAGACACTGAAACCGCAGTTACAGTTGAGGTACCTCATCCATCATATACTAATAATAAAGGTGAAACTGTGATACAAACTCAAATGGTAACATTAGGAGGATTAAACGGATTAAATAACTAAAAAATAAAAATTAAAAAAAAATAATACAAAAGATATGCCAAATTATATTATAAATGAATGTATAACTAATGATGTATACATTCTTTCTGCAGCAACATTAACTTCGGGAGCCACAGTAGAGTTTGGTATTAGCGAGACTCCATTTTGTGGTACTGTTGGAGCAGTAACATTGAGTGCTGAAACTCTAAATATATACTTTCTTCAACTATATGACGATTGTTGTGCGTGTTTAGAAGGTGATGGTAGAGAATCTTTAAATTTTAAATTTATACGATGTGGTACATTAGAAGAGATTGATATAGAAGGAACTAATTTCTGTACAAGTTATGGATTACCTTTAACAGGAAGAACTTATGAAATACAATATGGTTCTGAAACTCCATTCTGTGCAACATTTACGGAATTAAGTCCAACAGGACAAACCAATTATTTTTACGTTGGTGGTCCTTTTAATGATTGTAAAACTTGCCAAACCGAAACACCAACAATATCCGCTGGAACTTATGATTACACTGTTTGTGTGATATGTGACGATGGAAGTACTGAAACCGCAGTTACAGTTGAGGTACCTCATCCATCATATACTAATGGTTATGGTCAAACTGTAATACAAACTCAAATGGTTACATTAGGTGGGTTTAATGGATTAAATAGTTAAAATAAAATACAAAATATTAAATGAAAAAAGTTTTTAAATTAAAAGAGTCTGAATTAATCAAAATAATTGAGAAGGTTGTTAAAGAACAGACTGAAGAAAGATATATGTTTTTTAGTAATCTAGAACAAATTCAAAGACAAATGGGTTTGTTGTTAGATTTAAACCACGACCAAGTTAGTGAAATTTTAGAAAATGGTCACGATTGGGCTCAAGACCATATTGCTACTGCCAAAGAATCTATTGACCAAGTGTTTGATTTTTTAATGAATGAAACTAAGAGTTTCCATAAAATGGGAGATGAATTAGGTACCGCACCAAAAGAAGATTTATTGGTTATGGGGGAAGGAAGAAAAAAATCAGGTACTAAATTATGTAGTAGAGGTAAATCAGCCGCTAAAGCAAAATTCAAAGTTTATCCTTCGGCATATGCTAATGGATATGCGGTTCAGGTGTGTAAAGGTGATATGCCAGGAACTGATGGAAAAAAACGATGTTCTCCACCATATTGTTAAAAAATAAAAAACCCTCAATTATGAGGGTTTTTTTTATTCTTCAATACTTAATACTTCTAAGTCAAAAATCAATTTTTTACCTGCTAAAGGATGATTACCATCTATAACTACAGTTTCATCTTTGATTTCGATTACTTTAACGTTAATTGGACCCATTGGACCCATACCTTGTAACATTTGTCCTTCTTGGATATCTTCAGGAACTTGGTTTTTAGGTATTTCAATTACCATCTCAGGTCTCGGCTCTCCATAAGCTTCAGTATGTTCCAATTCAATTGTTTTAGTTTCTCCTTCGGACATATCAAGTAATCCTTTCTCAAAACCAGCAATTAATTGACCTTCGCCTAATTTTACTTTTAAAGGCTCTCTACCTTCAGCTAATGATGAATCAAACACTGAACCATCTTCTAATTTACCAGTGTAGTTCACACTAACGGTATCTCCGTTTTTAATTTTTTTCATAATATTTGTTTTGTATTAGAAAATATAAGTAATAAATATTTCGATATCAATACCAATAATTAAAAAAAAATATTGTCTAATTTAAATTTTATTCATATATTTGTATAATCAATCAATACTAAAAAAAAAATGTTATTACTAACCAAAAAAAGTAGACTAAGGTTTAGAGTTAGACTACGTAAATTTTTTAAAACTTTATCAGTCAAAATAGATGGTGGAGAAACAAAACTTGACGATATTCAAATTGAAGCTATTAACATAGTTAAAAAAATGATTGTAAAACCTGAGGCAACATTATTAATTGCCCCAATTTCTTCAATATGTTATATTGAATGGAAACACTATTTTGTTAGATTTGGTGATTCTGCATTAACTATAACTAATGGTAAATTCTCTTATTATATATGGTTACCATCTAGGTCTATAGACTCTTTAAGAGAAAATTTTTATCGTAATGTAGAACTACGTAGAAAAAATATGGAAGTTAGATACGATAAAAGAACTTTGGAGAATATGAAATCAATCTCTAATGAGGTTAGAAATTAATTATTTATTATTAATTACTTCATTAATAATATCTTTTAAGAGTCTTGAAAAGGACTCTTTTTTTGTTTTATAACTAACCATTTTAGGTTTGTTACCTGTACCTGATTTACTATGGGTTTTTTCGGCCTTTCTTTTTTGTTGACAAGCAGATTTCTTTTGAGAATCTGACATTTTACCCGCAACCCCCGCAGCTCTACATTTAGGATAACCTTTGCTTGAAGCCTCAGGTCTACCACAAGGAGGATGTTTACCATCAACTTTTCTACATATATTAACCCAAGGTCCTTTAGGTTGTTTACTTCCTTTAGGTTTCTTTTTAGTCCCAAACCATACTCCTAAATCTTCAACTACAGTATCCTCAGTTATTTCAATCCATTCTTTAACTGTATGCACATCGTGTACATCTCTATCGTAAGTCCCATCTGAATTTTTTTCCCAAACGCCAATAACTTTTTTAATATTATTTCTCAAACTTTTATTTTTACTTTTTTTATTAGTATGATGGTTAGAGTGTACATTAAACGGAGATAGTTCACTATTTTTCCATTTTTTTAAACCTATTTCTATTGGTGCGGTATAAGGTCCTGAAGTTACAGATGTACTCGTTTCATCAATTTTACCTTTTAAAAATTGGTTAATTATACCCCCATCATCATCATTTTGAATCGGGTGGTTTTTAGAATATAATGAACTTTTTTTTGATTTAGATTCTAATTTTTTTATAACTTTTTTAGGTTCATCCATTGTACCATCATAACTATCAACCGCCAATAAAGCGTTAAAATATTTTGAAACTGGTTTAGTAAATGGGGTTAATTGACTATCATCAAAAAGTCTTTTACCCAATCTTAAAGGTGCGACATATGAACCTCTACTACCTCCAGAATCTGAGGTACCCTCATTAATTGGTTTTTTAAAATACCAATTTCTTACATCTTCTTCAAGTCTATCTCTATACATTTATAAAAAAATTTTTTATTATTATCTATAAATATTTCATTTATGGAAAATACTCAAGAAAACGAAAAAGAACCTATGGGTTATCTTTTTGATACTATCGCTTACTATAATATAGAAGACTTAGAAAAGTTTGTAACAAATATGACTCCTGACCAAGCTCTTTATTGTGTTATACAAGCGTCCAAGTCAGCTTATTCTAAAAATATTTTTGAATTAGAAGAATCTGAGGTTTTATCTAAAGCAATAAGAAAATTATCAATTCCTAATGTCATTGAAGATGCACCTGTTGAAGAATAGAATTAAAATTGCGGTGATTGCTCACGACGGTAAAAAGGCTGATATGGTTTCATTTATTATGAAACGATTAGATTTTTTTACTTCTGAAAATGTAGAGGTTATTGCCACTGGTACTACGGGTAAACATTTAATTCACGCAGGTTTAAGTAAAGTCCACACTGTATTAAGTGGTCCTATGGGTGGAGACGCTCAAATCGCATCAATGATTACTGAAGGTAAAATTGATGCAGTTATATTTTTTATTGACCCATTAGAAGTACATCCTCACCAAGTAGATGTTAGTATGTTATTAAGAATTTGTAATGTACACGACATACCTTTAGCAACTAACTATAAGACAGGTAAAATGGTTATAGATTGTTTGGAAAATTTTCCAAAATAATTCATTTAATTAAAAAAAAAGTTGTATATTTGTATTGTAATTAAACGTCAACAATATGAAAAACATAGTATTAATAATCTTATCAGTAATATTCTTATCATCTTGCGCCGTACAAAAAATTGAATTAGCTAACGGTAAAAAAGTTTCTAAAAAAGAATATCAAAAAATGTTAGACAAAGCTTGGGATGAAAGTTTTGGTAGAATGACTAACGATGAAAAAGACTTATTGTATAGTACCCCTATCATCATAGATACTATGAATGTAGTTCCTGATACTATTAAGTAGTTTATTTTTGAAATTTAATGTTTTGTCCTTTTTTATACATTTTTGTATTATAACCAGCGTCTTTTAATAGAGTATAAGAACCATCGGGGTTAGGTGTTTTACCAAAAAACCCTCCGTTTATAAATTTCTGAACAACCTTTTCAGGAGTATCGTTATTAGTAGTATTAACTAATATTGGTTTAATAACTATTGTTGATACGTTATTAGTTGTTGTTTCGGTTCTCGGTACTATTTTAACTTTATCCCCAGGAAAAAATTCTGTGTCTGTTGAAGCTTGTTTAAAATATTTCAATATGATGTAGGTTCCATCAGTTTCAGTTTTTTTATTAAAAATACCTTTATCAATGTAAAATTTAATACTGGCCTCAGGGTTAGACATAGGAAATTGTTTTATATTGCCAGTTAATTTTGGTAAATTACTTGTATTTGTATCCACACTTCTTTTTTGACCGCTATCGACTCCTTTTTTCTTTAAATTACCACAATTATCAAGTTCTAATATTGTAATATCACCAGTTTTACCTCTACCTATTGCAGGAGTACACTGATGAAATATTATAGTATTTCCTTTACTTATCTTAACTTCAGGTCTGTCAGAATGACAATCTTCAGGTGATAAACACTGTAAACTGATAATAATATCCTTACTTTCATTACCAATAATTGATTTAGCCTTTGCATTATCAACAACTAATTTACCACTTGTTCTATTACCTCCAACAGGAGGATTTTTGAGTCCATTATTTAAATTTGCCTTACCTATAGAAACTCCGTTTAATTTTACGTCAAATAATGCCACATCACAATCGTGGTCACCTCTACAATTAAATGGTTTACCATCGGTACCTACAGACGGTTGAACATTTGGATTATTATACATTACCTCAACGGTTAACCCTATAATACATTCTTCTGGTGATTTAATAGTTAAATCAACTTTAACATATCTTTCACCATCATATGCAGGATTGTTTTTATTACTCTCTCCTTTAACATATTTCGTAGTACCTAATCTAAGTTCAGATGGTTCAAATATCGGCATATTTTTTATAACTCCTTGGTTAAATAAATTTGAAAAATACTCAGTTAAGTATTTTTTCATTGTTTCCGCTCTTAATTTTGATAGTTCTAAAGGTTTTAAAGATTTTTCTTCCGAATAATCTGAGGCATTTCCTGAGGATGGGTATTTTTCTCTATCAAAATTAGTAACTTGCGATTCACTGGCAATAATTTTTACATATACTATTCTACCCTTATTATCTACTAAAAATTTTGAAGCGCCTTCTAAGTCTGATTTTAATTTTTTAATATCTTTATTAGAAAAATTAGAATACTTACCATCGTCAAAGAACGATTGTCCTGACATAGTATATTCGGTTTTACTTAATGGTGCGGTTTGTTCTAAAATATTATATAATGATAATATCCCGATTTTTTCTTCTTCCGTTATTAATAATTTTCTTCTACAAGACATTTAAATAATATTTACTATAAATACTTTAAAAATTTAAAATACTTTTGGTGAATTGGATATTTCGCCGTATATTTGTATTGTGATTGAGGGAAACGATTAAGATACAATTAAATCAATCATATTGGTTGGGTCGAAAGAAACTCAATTAGGACGGAGAAGGAACGATTTAGATACAACCCTCCGTCTTTTTTTATATCCAAATAACTAATTGGTCTTCACCAACTCTAAAAGGATTATCAAAAGATTCCCTAAATACCGTCACAATTAATAGTTTCCAACCAACACCACCTTCATTAATAGCTTTAATTGCTATTGCCATTTCTTTTTCAGGTGATTTTATTACAAAATAATCGTTGTTCTTAATATCACCAATCGCTATCGACTCAGCAATTTTTTTACGGGCTAATTCAATAATATATTTAATTTCTGCATTAGAAATCTCTTTAGTGTTATAATCTTGAATATCTGTTCTAGTCCTTCTATCGTAAGCGTGAGGACTTCTATCTAATTCAAATGAATACGTTACCTCAATCTTAGTGAGTAATGTACCTATTTTTTTCTCTAATAATAATTGTTCTTTAATTATTTGACGTAATCTATTCATATTATATAAATACCTATAAAATAAAAAAAGGGGACTGAATCAGTCCCCTTTTAGGTATCATTAAGATATTGATTATCTTAACTCGTTTAAGTCAAATGTTCTAACTCCATCAACTTGGATACGTCCGTAGAAACGGTTGTTAACCATTTTCTTAGCGTATCTTGTCATAATACCTTTGATAGGTGTGAAGTTGAATGGATTGTACATTGTAGGAGTTAATTGTAATGGTACGTATGGAGCGTAGATGTAACCAGTGTCTAACAATGATGTACCTTTGTGTCCCATTAACACAGTGTTAGGTGGGAAGTAAGGGTCACGGTAAACTTGGTATCTACCTGCTAATGTACCAACTCTTTCAATACCCATATTGTATTGGTCTTGCTCAGGAGCCGCGTTAGATACGTGGAAGTATTCTAAATCGTCAAAGATTGCACTGATTTCAGAAGAAACAACAATCCAGTTAGCACCACCTCTTAAAGTAGATTTGTGGATTTGAGCTGAAATTTGGTTGATTGCCGTAATCAATGTTTGGTTCCAATCTTTCTGAGTATAAGCGTTAGTTTGAGGAACTCTTTTCCATCCGTTGTAATCCCAACGTAATGTCCAAGCCGCACCTTTACGTAAGTCACGTAAAATTTCACGGTCGATTTCTGCTGCAACTTGTTCAGATAATAAAGCCGTTAATTCAGCTTCAGCATCGATGTTGTGGAAAGCCGCAACGTCTTGAGCTAACTCAGGAGACCATTGTGCTCTTAATTTTCTTTCAGTTACAGAAACAGTTACTGATTCTAAGTCGAAAGAAACCTCACCAATTTTATCTTCAAATTCAAGTTCTTCATATCTTCTGTAAACACCGATGAAAGAATCACCTGATGCTGCAGTTTCAATAGTAGTACCTGTGTAACCGTCAAGAGAATCTTGACCACAAGTAGCACATACTGGACACTGTAAGTCAACTTCTAAGTAGATACAACCTGTAGCGTCACAGATATCGTAGAATGAACCACCGTTACCTGCTGGATTACTACCACTTGTTCTTGGGAAGTTAGTTTTAGTATTTTCACCGTATTGAACGATTCCTTTACCGTATTGTTGAGTTACTACTCTGAATGATAAAGAAGTAGCAGCTTCTACAGTACAAGTACTTGCAGTACTAACTTCTAAACCAGGACCTGCGATAATGTGTAAGTCAGAAAGGAATGCTTCGTTATCCATTTCGTTACCATCAGGACCGATTAATTTACCAGCACCTGCGTTAGCGAAACCACATAATTTCATAATTACTTTTCTAACGTTTACTCCATCATACTCGTCAGTAGCGTCTACTAAGTTACTGTTAGACCAAACTTGTAATGTAGTGTTAGCCGTAATAACTTCAAATCTACCTTTTGAGTAGTCGAATAAACCTGCTGGGTTTAATGTTGGTTCAGAACCTTCATAGAATAAATCGTAAAGGTTTTTAGTGTAAGCACCTGTACCTTGGTAACCTGCGTCAGGGTTTCCAGGATAGTTTCCAGGAGAACCGATTGGAGCGTAGTGGTCACCAGATGTTGTAGTACCTGTGTTATAACCTTGGATTTTAGGTACGAAGTAGAACAATTTACCGATTGGTAAGTTCATTGCTTGTACTGATACGATGTCATTCGCTAATAATTTAGAGAATACTCTTCTTACGATAGGGAATACAACTGTTTCGAATGAACCAGATGAATCTGTCGCAGAAGCTTCGTTGATTAAGAAAGAAGCTTGGTTTTCATATAACTGAGCTACGTTCTCTTTTAAGTGACCTTTAAGACCCTCTAAGAATCCTAATTTGTCCCATTTGTTGATTGTGTCTTCTTTAATAACTTTAAGGTGTTTTAAACCAATGTTACCAACAAGACCGCTTTCTAATAATGCACCCATTTTAGTATTTTTTTTTTAAGTTTTATTTTATTTAATGATGTTCATTTTTGACATCAAATCCTTCATTCTTAAGAATTGAGGATTTTCGTAAGTTTTAGACTCAATTAAGTTAACTGCCGAACCTGAAGATGGATTTCTTTCCATTTTTTCTTGTAATGATTCTTTAACAACTGTTGCACTTCCTTGAGTAGATAACTCATCTTTTATTGTTTTATAAAGAGATTTAGACTCTTTTAAAGATTCAATGGAATCAAATCTTCTTAAAATGTTGATTTTTTCGTTTTTAGTTGTTGAATGTTCTGTGAATAATCTTGTAGCGTATGCTAAATTTGAATTAAACACTGCAACTTCATTTAACTTACTTCTGAAAATGTTTAAAGCTTTTCTATACTCTTCGTTTCTTTCTCTTAAAGTAACTAGCTCTTTTTCTACGTTCTCAACTTTTAAGTGACGTGGTGCTGCTTTTGGTTTATCTAAACCATTTCTACCCCATCTTTTTCCATTACCTAAGGTTCTTGATGCTTCAGAAGTTTCACCGTCTTGTTTAACAGTCTTTTTCATTTCCATCTTTTTACCTTCTTTGTATTCGAATTTAGGTTTACCCATTCCCATACCTTTTGGTTTCATTGTCATAGAACCTTCTTTAGTTTCCATCTTTTTACCTTCTTTGTATTCGAATTTAGGTTTACCCATTCCCATACCTTTTGGTTTGAATCCTTCTTTTGTTTCTGATTTTTTAATATCAGCGTTTTCGTTCCAGCCTTCATTGAATTCAAATTCTTCTTCAGATTCTTCGTCATCGAAGCTTCCTAAGTTTTCTAAGTTGTCAAAGTTGATTTCAAACTCTTCGTCTTCATCTTCATCGTCCATAGAAATTTCTTCGAAATCTTCCATATCGTCATCCATTTCAATTTCAAACATAACTTCAGAATCATCGTCATCATCAGATTCTTCAATGTCTAATTCAACATCGAAATCATCTTCACTTTCACCTAACGAAATTTTATATTCAACGTCTTCATTAGCATCTTCAAGGTCAATTGTATCACCGTCTTTTTTTACAATAATACCGTCTTCCTCACCCATTGCTTTGAACACTTTTAAAATTTCTTCGTCAGATGCCATAGTTAAATCGATTGGTTCTTCGTCATCCATATCCATAGATGTGAAATCGAACTCATCATCAGCAGACATATCATCCATATCTTCAGTATCGTCCATACCTTCAATATCTTCTAAATCGTCCGCCATATCATCGTCCATTTCGTTATCATCTGAATCCTCGTCTTCTACATCTTCAATATCAGTATCCAATTGTTCGTCAACTTCCATTGTGATGTCTTCAAGGTCAGAATCTTCTTCAGTCTTTAAAGACTCTTTTACTAATTCGCTGATTTCTTGCTTCATTGTTGAAGCTAGTATTCCTTTTGCATTTTCAGCAACTACATTTTCCAAACTTTTCATTTGGATTAGTGCCTCTTCTACAAGATTTTGTTTTTCTGCCATTTTTGATTTTATTTGTATATAAATATTTCCAAATATCAAAAAAGATTAAGATAACGATATTGTTAAATTAATTTTTTTAGATTATTGGGTTTATTTTTTTATTTTTTTATAAATTAACGTCAGATTTAAGTATATAATACAACAAATATAAATATCACCATAAACGAAAAAAGGAGGACTATTGTCCTCCTTTTAAATAATTTATCTATTGATTAGTCTTCGATAACTTCATCAATTTTACTTTCAGATACTGAAGTGATTCTCCAATCTTGGCTAAATGATTCATATCTTTTAGTAACTTTAGCCTCAACGTCTGTTACTGAAAAACCTTTAACCAATTTTTCTTCTCTGATTTTTTTAATCTTCCCTGTATTCTCGTCAGGTAAATCGTACTGAATTTTTGCTACAAAATATTTTTCGTCCATAATAATTATTTTCCTAAATAATCGGATAATTTTTTCATTAAGTCAAGCGATTTGTTTCCTGAATTAACATTCATACCTGTTGCCCTTGCCATTTGCATCTTTTTTTCCTCATCTAAATTCTCTTCATAGTTTGTTCTATCTTCAGGATTTAAAAATAAGTAAGCTCCTGGTGTTGATGGTGATGATACTAAATCAAAACAAATTAATTCGAAATCGTCTTGTACTTCATTTTGTTCTCCCTTTTTTGCTAAAGACCCAACCCCTCTTGAAGAGATACCTAAAGTAACTCCTTGTCTTAGATAGTTTGCGGCCATATCTCCTTTACAGGAAATTACCCCTCTTTCGTGAAAACCTGGTGATGTTAATAATTTAATCTTACCCATTAGGATATTACCTTCCCACCAAATATCGGTAATTGAGTGGGACACTCTGTCTAAATCAATTAAAGATGATTCAGGGTGATTTAATTCTGAAAGTGCGGTACCTTTAGCAATTGCTTTTTTATAATTATCCGCTTCTCTTTTTAATATTCTTTCAGGATAAACTCTACCATTTCTATTTGGTGTATTGTATTTCTGTAAAACCGCATAGAATTCAAATGGTTTTGAATAATCTAAAAAATTCTTAGATTCTTTGATTATCTCTGAATTATATTTGTCGTTTGGTGACACATATCCAGCATCCCATTCAATCAGTATTCCTTTACCTGTTTCGCTTGGTCCTAATATTTTCATTTTTTTCTTTTCTAAATAAATATACAGTAATTTGGATATTATATTTAAACCTTTGAAGTTTGTTTTTTGGTTAATGTAAAACTAAAGTCTTCATTTTTAATAAAATTGTTTTTAATGATTTCGTCTGATATTGATTTTATACTATGTTTTAAGTCTATTGATTTAAAATCATTGTCAGGTTCTTTAAGATATAAGTAACATTCTAAATTTAAAAAAGATTTTTTATTTAATTGTATCCCACTTGACCTAAGGTCTAAATCTACAATAAATTTATCTTCAAAAATACTTGTATTTATTGACTCAAGGACTGAATGTTTTATTGACCTTGAGAGGTTATTTACAACCCTATTAGGTGATTCAATTTCAATCTTAGGTTCCGCCCAAGTTTGAATGTTTATGTAAATTGACTTTAAATTTTTTGAATCTACCGTACCATAATTAACTTTGTAATTTCGGTACCCCGAAAGTTTTGCACTTTTGCCTTTTTTCATTTTTTTTCATATTGTGTACTGTTTATGTTTAGTAAAAAAATACACAATATTTTGTCATTAGTCAAAATATTTTTATATTAGCAGATATTTGTAATTATGTTAATAGTAAAGATAGACCAAAAGACCCCTATTGAGAAGGCACTTAAAACTTTAAAGAGTAAAGTTATTAAGACAAAACAAAATGAGAATTTAAGGGAAAGAAAAGAGTTTGTAAAAAAATCAGTTCAAAAAAGAACGATTAAGAAAAACGCTATTTTTAGACAAAAAATTAAAGACTCTCATTAAGATTTTTCAATTTCAATAATGACACTGAATCCATAGTGTCATTTTTTATTTTTGAAATTGTCTCATCTATTTTAGACTTAGTTTCTTTGTCTGAATTTTTAGATAAAGTTTCTAATTTTTCAATAACCATTTCGCTCAACACCTCATATCTTTTAGATATTTCACTCTCTGACAATGTAGAATATTTTTTAATTTGTTCTAAATCAGATTCGTTTAAATTTTCTAAATAATTTTTAATAGTTGAGTTAGCAACTTCTACCATTTTTTCTAACGGTATATTAATACTTTCGGTCTGAATTTTTTTAGAACTAAGAGTGTTAACAATGTTTTGTTTACTTGCAATTATATTTTCAATGATAAATGTATTTTTATTTAATACATTATCAATATCTTTATATTGATTTTCAGACTTAACATTTTTAGTCCATTCTACTAATTTAGAAATGGTATTCTCATTAATGTTTAATCTTTGGTATATGTCAACACATTCCGATAAGTAATCATCGGCAAAATCCTTAGAAAACCCTTTTTCTTTTGATAACTCATCATAGATATGATAAGCCATATTAAGTAGTTCGTTTTCTAAAACTAATTTTTTAAATGTTTTAATTTCATTATTAAACGTATTAGTTTTATATGATTCAACTAATTTAGTTTCTATTTTAGATTTTAAGTGTCCAAATTCCATATCAATATTTTTATTAATAAATATCAACTATTTAGAAGTTTATCCAAAGCATCTCCTATTTCACCTAAAGAGTTTCTTCCTCTTGATAAATCAATCACTTCCTCTTCTGTTAAAAAGTCATCACTTTCAAGTAAAATATTTAAATTTTCTCTTTTAGATTCTGGGGTAATTCCCGCTGGTTCTGTTGTAGGTTCAGATGCAATAGGAGGTTCTTCTCCTCCACCTAAATCACTCATCCCACCTAACGATGATGGTGATGTTTCCCCACCTGTATCATCTCCTGTTTCAGAAGTAGATGTTGTTCCAGTAGTACTACCATATAACTTGTCTACAGTATCAAAAATACCTGTTTTTGAAATTACTGTTGGGGTATCTGTTAATTCTTTACCAACTGCTCTTTCGAGTCTTTGTTGTTGTAAATCAAGTCTAATTTCCTCGTCAGAGAACCCAAGTACGTGTTTCTTAGCCCAAGATACTGATACAGGAGCAATACCTTCAATTGCGGTTACCGCATCTTTGTATAATAGTATTTTTTCTTTCCAAACATCAACTTTTAATAAATCTGCTTGTGTTGACGGATTAGTTAATGTTAATGTGAAATTAGATAATTCATCTTCAAACCCTAATAAAAATAAATGAATGATTGCAACTTTATTTAATTCTTGCAACATACTTTTTTGTATTCTATTAATAGTTCTTGCAAAACGAATATCTAATAATGATAAGTTTTTACCGTCTCCTACAGATTCTTCAAATCCTAAATAAGCTTTAGGTATTCTTAACGCGGTTACTAATTTCTTTTGAATATATTCAATATCCGCAATTTCTGAAAGGTTCTGAGCTCCTGGTAATGTTGTAATAGGGTCAGGTGCCGCCATATCACGAACAGGAATGAAGTAATCTTGGTCAACCGCCATTTGATTGAATCTCATATCGACATTACCTGTTTTAGAGTCCACAACTTGGTCTCTTTTGAATTTGTTAGCAACACGTTGCACATACGGTTCAACGTCTTTATCATCCATATTACCGACAAAGACTTTAAATATCCTTCTTTCAGGTGCACGTGATGTACGATATATTAACATAGCGTCTTCAGATAACAATAATTGTTTCCAAATACGTCTGGCTTTTTCCAACATAGAAGTACCATATGGGAGTTTTCTATCATCACCTAATAATCTAAAGTGAGCGATTTCCCAAGTATTAAATTCCATATCTCTATTTTTCCAATTAAATCTTAACGCTTTTTGGTCAGATTCGTTATTGTCCAAATTAGATTTACCTTTCATACCCCTTTCAATCCTTTCGATTTCAATGTTAGGTAATTGCATACAACCAACAACTCCTTTGTCAGGGTCTAATTTTAAATAAACAAAATTATCACCATATTTGCAAGTGTTTCTTGTCCACATTGCTAAATTGGTATTGATGTCTAAATTATTATTAAATAAATCCGTTAATACTGATTTAATTCTTTTTGACTCTGAATATATTTGTAAAATGTAACCATTTTGGTCTGCAGTTGTAGATTCTTCAGCGTAGATATCTAAAGCCGCAGATATTTCAGGTGTATACTCCATTGATTCATAATCATAGTATGAGGCTAATCTTGTAGGTTCAAAGTAAACCCCTTGAGTATATAAATTGTTTTCAATTTTAGTCCACTGATTCGCTAAATAAACAGTTTGTTGAGCCTGTAATTTGGCTTTCTCAAATTCTTGTTGATTAGTAGTCTTAAGTAACTCTTTCTTATCATATCTAAAAGTCGGGTAATCCTGATTCAATAATGAATTAGGACCAAAAGTTTGTGATAACCTTTGCCAAACAGTTAAATTGTTATTTTTATTATTTTCCATATTTTAAATTTAATCAATCAAAAAAAATTATAAAGGTTATCTTTGAGAACCCCCGAACAACCATAAATATTTTTGATAATCATTTTTAGTCGCTTCATTATTATAATTATGGTGATTTGGTATTCCAGCTGGCATTACAGGATTAAACGCAATATTTCGACTAGATTCTTCGTTATTATTAATAGTCCAAGAACTTAACATCGCCTTTGTTTGTTCAGTAACTTTAGTTAATTGATTAAATGAATTTTCACCCACATAAGTCGCCATTGCAATTGCCATAATTAAATCATCGTGATGACCTTTTTGATGGTCAGGTCTACCATTTACGTAAATAAAAGTATTCATTTCATTGAACAATCTATTACTGTAAATTTTAAATCCGTGTCTCATTGACTCTTCAAAGGATGAAATAATTTGAACACGTTTATTGTTAAAATTAAGACCTGGAATTTTGTCTAACGCTTTTGGGTCGTATTTCCATTTATTACCCATTTCAACACCGTCAATATACAAGTTTTTATAGTTCATTTCTTGTAATTTTCTTGCGGTTGAAACCCCCATACCACCTGTGATATCGATTACTATAAACGCATTATACATCATAGCCCATTTGTACGCAATCTCAGCAGCAACGTCTGGCGGTATTTTACCAATATATTCTAATACTTGTTCTCTCTCATCAAAATCAATAATAATCATTGATGTAAAGTCTTCAGAATCACCTCTTGATACGTCAACTCCCATAATGTATTTGTGACCTTCAACAGGTTCTTTCCACATCCATAAAGCACCACCCATCATTTTGTTGTTTGGTTCTTTTAACATATTTTGTTTAATATCCTGTAACTGTTTTGAGTCAAATACGTTATCACCTGAACCTAAGAAATTACATTCCAACTCCTGAGATACTTTACGTTTGTCGTATTTAAGTTTTTTAACCATACTTTCAAACCAAGATGAAGTTGGTTTAAACCCATCCGAAATTTTTTGTTTTATTTCTTCAAAATCTCTAGTTCTTGGGTCGGTCTTCGATAAATCAATAATTTCTAAATCTTTATAATCTTCACGATTTAAGAAATAGTGAATTAAATCTTCAACTTTAATTAATTGTAAATCTTTTGTGTATCTTGGGTCTTTAAACCAAAACATCTCAGAGATTTTGAAATCGTTCATACCTCTTAATGCTTGGTCATAAATCTCATAATAAATTGGGTCGTATCCGTTTGGAGTTGATACCACAATAACCTTACCCCCTGTAGATAGGGACGCCATACACGCTGACCAAAAATCTCCGTCAGCCTCAATAAACGCGGCCTCGTCAAATATAAGAATTGTTGGGGTATATCCCCTTAACGCATCTCGTGATGTTGCTACGGCTTTAACTTCACATCCGTTAGTTAACTTATAATGTCTTTGTGAATTTTTTTCATTCGAGAATCCAACACCAGTCCAATTTGGCCACTGTTCTGTAAATCCTCTAATTTTGTTAGCCATCTCCATTGATGTATCTAACTTGTTGGCAATAATTAGAATTTTTTCAGGTTTCTTTTTAGATGCAAAAACTATTTTTTTTGAAGCCCAAGCGGCGGTAACTGTAGACACACCTGCTTGACGGTATTTTAAAGCAATATTTTCGTTATAATTTTCGTAGTCTTCAAGTAATGATACTTGGTCAGGGAATAATTCTAATGGTACATACTGTGACACAGTATTATCGTAAGTTTGTAGATAAGTTTTAAGTGCGTAAGGAGTATTCTTTACGCACTTAGTATATTCTAATATTAATTGTTCTTTTGTGAATGACATACATTACTTAGGTCTTGAGATACCCAAGCCACCTAAGAAATCGTCAAGTCCGTCATCGTCATCTTCGTCGTCATCTTCATAACTACCTAAAGAATCTTCTAGGTCACGTTTCTTTAAATCAGAGATAATATCGTTTACCATATCTTTAACGAATTTCTGACCTTCAGGACTACCTGATAATATTTTTTTAGCAACATTAAAAAACTCTTCAGTTTCTAATGCTGAAAATCTTGCAAATAGATAGTGTTGGATATGTTTTTTATCGTCATCGAATAACTCAATAGGATATGCTTGTAAGAATTTCTCCCAAATAACAGGTCCTAATCTTAAATCCCATATTTCGTTTGGTAGAGTATCAGTACTACCCATAATCATTTGTTGTGATTTAGGGTCGTCAGGTAATCCGTGAGTACCAAAAACTTCCATAACACCTTTAATTAATTCGTGAAGTAATACAGGAAAAAATACTCCTCTGGCAATAATTGTAGGAGGGTCAGTTTGGTCGTCAATTTCCTCTTTACCTGCCATACTTTGTTCATTACCCGCCATCATCATAACCGCTTCGTCAGGCATCAACCAATAAATTAAATCATTAATTGACATTAAAGTACCATACAAACTAACTAAATCAGGATTTATTTTATTTAAAGACTCTCTACTTAACTCAAACATATAATGACCTTTTTTAGAGGACCCTTGAATTAACGCATTAATAAATCTACGTTTAGCCTTTTCTCTATCAAATTTTTCCATTGCGGACATAAAATCTTCAAGGTCTTCTTCGGCTTTTTGTCCAAATTGAGCTTCAATTTCTTCTTCCTCAGGTTCTTCACCTTGTTTTTGAAATCTACTTTGGTCAATACCTCCCATTGGTACTAATTTAGCGTCAAATTGAAATTGGTCAGTAATACCCATCTCATCTTTAACTAACTTTACCGCTAATTTTTCTAAATATTCTTTGTTTTGAGATTCTATTTGTAATACCTTTTGAACTGCTCCCATTAACGCTCTTTGTAATTGCATAAAAGCGTTTTGGCCAGTTATTTCCTGCATACCTGTATATCTCTTAACTTTTTCTACAACATCTTTAAACCTTTTAGACGCCACTAATTCTTCAAAATTATCAGGTGTACCATTTTTATCTACATCTGGAAATGCAGGGTTTTTAGATAATGTAGTCTGTTGTAATTTAAGCTTTTTTTCTAAATCAGGGTTCATTCTTTCAGAACCTGAATATTCAATAGCCTCTTTTGTATCTTTTTTTAATTTTGCCATTATTTCTTAAATTTAATTCCTAGTGAGTCAAATGACATCCAACTTGGCATCGTTTTATTAGCCTTTGGAGCTGGTGATGTTTTTGGTTTGTAAGGACTATCCTTATCAGGTTTTGTAGGTGTTTTGACAGGAGTTTTAACAGGAGCTTCTTTAGTGTCCTCACTAACTTTACCCATCGACATTAATTTACCAATAGGTAAATTCATTTTTTTCTCTTCCACCATATTAATTAAATCTCCTTTTTTCATTTTAGGTTGAATGTATTTTTCAACCAAAGATACGATTTTATTTTCCAAAATCACGTCAAAAGGTAATTTATTTTCATTCATAGATTTTTTAATTGCTTGTACACATCTTTCAAATTTAGGTGTTTTTTTAGGGCCTAATTGACTATGACATATTGCCCAAGGATTTGGTTCAAATTCTTTTTTAGACTTCTTCTTTTTAGTTTCTGTCATTTCACCCTCATTTTGAGTTGCGTAAATATTACCTGAAGAATCTTGTTTAATTGAAACTCCATCTACAACCGCTCCTGTTGTTTTTGCAGCTGAAGCAGGTATTTTGGTAGTTTTCACTTGTTTTGTAGTTTGAGTTACTTGTTCCTTAGTTTCTTTTTTACTCTCAATTAAATTTTTGTGTAACTTATCAATCTCTGACTCACTTAAAGTCATTAGTGTTCTTTGGCTAAGACCAAATTTAACTAGATTCGCATATTTGTTAGTTTTCATATACTACTTTTTTTTCAAATTCAAGAACGATATCTCGTTCATATAATTTATCTTTAATTTCTTGTTCTGATTCACCAAATCTAAAAACAAGTCTTTTTGTTGTGGTAAAATCAATATCTTCGTTTTCTTTCTCCCAAGCTAATGCTACAACATCATCCATAGAATCCATAAAACTAAAAAAATCAGAGTTCTGAATTAACTCAAATTCTAGTGAGGTGTTTTTCAGTACTCCAACTTTTTTTATAAACTCAAGTTCAGGTGGTTTTGGATAACCATTAGATGGTTTTGACTCCCAAGATTCTCCCCAAACATTTTTTATATCGTCAGAAAAAATAAATTCATACATATTATCACCTTTATAATTAGGACCTAATCCATTAACATAAACTAAGTGAATCATAGAATTTGACCTTTAGGTGTAACTTTATATTGTTTGTTATTTATTTCAAAAACTAAATTTTTCTTATTAGTTTTACCAACTAAAGTAGCCGATTTTTTTTCTTGTAAAAATTTTCTAGCCGCTATTTCTTGGTCGATACTTTCAGATAATCTTTTAATCTCACTATTACGTTTACTGATTTTTTGTTTGTTTTCGTTAACTCTTTGTTTTGACAAATCATCATTAAATTTTTTCTCAGATTCATTAATACTAAAATATTTCATAAGAACATTTTCAATTTTAGCTTCCATAAAGATAGAATCTGCAATTTTACCTACGTGGTTAAATTCATCTTCCTCTTCACTGAACTGACCTGGTGTCATACCTTTCATAAGTGTTTTGTCTGCAATATCTTGAGCTAAATCTGCCCAAGTTTCACCAACTTCACCAAAACCAAGAGGTTCTTCAGTTTCAACATCATCTGCAGGTACTTCTTCTTCACCTTCTTCTTCATCCCCAAAATCCATATCTTCTTCATCCCCAAAATCCATATCTTCTTCGTCTTCAATACCTTCAAATTTATTAAGAATATCTTCTCTATCATCTTCATCAAGATTATTTAAATCTAATGCAGACAATATAGAATTAATAACATACTTAATATCTTTAGAAGACATTTGATTTTCTTCATCAGAATTAAGAGTTCTTAATTTTTGACCTAATTTACCTGTAAGTTTTTGGATTAATTTAAAAGTAACTACATCATCTTTATCGTCGTCACCAACTGGTTCTGTAGTACCTTCTTCGTTACCTCCCATATCCATATCATCCATAGGTGGTTCTGGCATATCCATATCATCCATAGGTGGAGGAGGTACATCTCCTCCTTCTGTAGGTGGAGCTGGTGGGGGTGGTAATGTTGCCGCAGGTGATGCAGGTGCAGGTGGTGCGGGTACATTTTCTACGTCTTCGGTAGGGTTAGTATTTTTTTTTTCAGCGTTTGGTGTTTTCAAAACGAATTTTTTTTGTTCAGAAAACAAAGAAACACCTTCCTTATTATTATGTAATTCATTCATTTCTTTAGTCATTAAATTTAATCTTTTTAATGCTTGTGAATATGAATTAAAATATTTTCTATCTTGAATAGGTGCGATATATCCTGTTTCAGATTCAGAAATTGTTTGTTTAATAATATAACCAGACTTTTCTCTTATGATTTGATATTCATTTCCATCGGCTAGTGTTAAACTATACTCACCTTTGGACGTTTCATTAATTGATGAAGGAACGTTTTCTCTAAATTTAGATAATTCAATTATCCTTTGAATTTTATCCATTCCTTGAAGTTTTTCACTCCCTAGTGGTTTTAAATCTCCCATTGTATTGTTAATTTAATTTTTTTCTTATTTATTAGTCTTACTTATTTAGGTTATTGACTATAATATTTTTTTCTTTATAAATATATCAATATGCCCATTATTTCATCAATCGTTTATCTTATTTTCCATAGATAAACGTTTATCCATAAGTTCATTCTCAAAATCGTATAACTTTTCGATATATCCATTTCTTCTAAGAACTTTAAAAACCAAGTTTTCTGTTGAGTACTCTCCTCCTTTGTCTAAACCACACTTTCTAAATTTCTTAATTTTATCTTTATATTTTTGGATTAATTTTTTAGAATCTTCAAGCTCTTCATCTGACGCATTTTCAATAACACCATCAATTATATCCATCCATTGTTTAGATTTTGACTCAATTTCTTTTTTATTTATCTCAACATCTTCTTTCTTAGGTTTTTTAATCCAATCATCATATAAAATAGAATAAACCCCAGTACTTTCGTGAGGTTCGTTTTCATCTTGAGCATATAACTCAACTTCATAATTCTTAATCTTAATATCGTGATTAGAATTAAATAATAATTTTTTTAGATTAAATAATTTTTGATATAATTCTAAAGATTCTGTTGGGAATTGATTAAAGTCAATCAATATGTGTAAATCAAAATCAGAATATTTTGACCAATTGTAATTTGATAATGACCCTGTTAGTATGATATCATTAACAAAAACAGGAACATCTAAGAATTCTATAAACTCATAAGCAATCTCAAGTAACCTTTCTCTTATTTCAGGTTTCATTTTTTCAACACCGCCTTTAGACAAATCCCATACAAAAGGGTTGAGTTCGTCTTGTAGTAAAAAACTTTTTAAAATGCTCTGATTAGATTCCATAAATATAAATACCTAAAAGTTTAACTTTGTTAAACCTTTTTGTATTTATGAATTTTTGAAATGTTTGAGTTAAAGAATTTACCTTGCGATTCGGCCATTCTAAATTGTGTGTAAGTCTTATGAGGAACGTCATCATATTCATATTTCGCTCCGTTTTTAAATTCTACGACTAATTTACTTGTTTCAGTGTCGTATTCTGCTCTTACTAAATTACTTGAATCTATTTCATTAATAATTTTAGTACCGTCAATAATTTCTTTTTTAATTGCCATAATTTACTAATTAGGTTAGTTTAATGGAGTTTCATCATCAATGTGTTTCATCTCTTTTTTAAGATAATCTACAAATTCGTTATGGTCAATATCAAAATACATTCTTATCTCATTAAATAATCTTTTGTGTTCTTGACTAAATTGTTGATAATAAGCCATTATATCTTTTGGGTAATAAGGTGGTTTTACTAAATCTTCTTCAGACCATCCCTCTCTTTTGAAACAGTGTCTAAGATTACGGTATATAGATTGTAATTCTTTATCCGAATCAAGTTGTTTAATATATTTTTCAAAAGGTCTCATAGTCATAAATATAATAAAAATAAAAAACCCCCAATTTGTGGGGGTTTAAATTATGACCTTAATTTTTTTAACTCGTCTCTAATTTCGATTGCCTTTTCAAAATTTTGTTCATCAATCATTTTTTTAAGTTCCAATTCTAATTTCTCAAGATTTTTCAAATTCTTTTCAAAATTTTTAATTTGGTCTCTTAATTTAACCGCTGATTCAAAATCTTCACTTTCAATAGCAACCTCTAATTGTTTCTTCAATTTCATTAAACCATTTTTATCATTAGATTCAGGTTTAAATTTTTTAGTAAATGTAGTAATTTGAAGCGAACCGTCTTCATTTTCATAAACTTGTTTATCCCAATTTTTTAAATCTAAATTGGATTTCCAAGTCGAATTAAATTGATTGTCAAATTGAGACATCATTTTGTCAAAGTCTCTAAAAAAATCATTAAAATCTCTTCCAAACATAATTTTTAAATTTTTTATTAATTTTATTTTTTATTTTCAATAATTCTATCTAATTTTGTTCCATTATAATAATATTAGAAAAATTGTCACAAGTCAAATACATAATATGACTTTTTGTCATATGTAAATATTTTGTACTGACAATTTGTCAAATGTTGAATTTTTAAAATAATTTTAGTATCTTTGTATAAAATAACGAACATATGATAGAGTCAATGGATAACGAAAACCAAAAAGAAAACAAAAGAACCTCAGATTCATCAACACCCGCGTTAGATAATTTTAGTCGTGATTTGATTAAATTGGCGGAGCAAGGTAAATTAGACCCTGTTGTTGGTAGAGAAAAAGAAATTTTGCGTATCGCACAAATTCTTTCTCGTAGAAAAAAGAATAACCCAATTATTATTGGTGAACCTGGTTGTGGTAAAACCGCAATTGTCGAGGGTTTGGCAATGAAAATATATGAAGGGGATTGTCCAAGAAATTTAGCAGATAAAAGAATTTTATCCTTAGATATGACATCTATTGTTGCTGGTACAAAATATAGAGGTCAATTTGAGGAAAGAATGAAAGTGGTTATTGAAGAGTTACAAGCAAACCCTGATATCATTGTGTTTATAGATGAAATTCACACTATAGTTGGTGCGGGTAATTCGTCAGGTTCATTAGACGCTTCTAATATCTTTAAACCAGCACTTGCTCGTGGAGAAATCCAATGTATTGGGGCTACTACTTTAGACGAATACCGTAAAAATTTTGAAAAGGATGGGGCGTTAGAACGTAGATTCCAAAAAGTGATTGTTGATGGAGCAACTAAGGAAGAAACTTTAGTAATTTTACAAAACTTAAAAGATAGGTATGAGAATTTTCATAAAGTATCTTTTAGTGATGAAGTACTTCAAACTTGTGTTAATTTAGCTGAGAGATATATTACTGACCGAGAATTTCCTGATAAGGCTATTGACATATTAGATGAAGTTGGTGCTCGTAGTCAAGTTGATATTAAATTACCTGAAATTATTGAGGAGTTAAAGTTGAAGGCTCTTGATATTAAAAATCAAAAAGTTGAGGTAGTTAAAAGTCAGAAGTATGAGGAAGCTGCTCAACTTAGAGACAAAGAAAGAAAAATCACGTCTAAACTTGAAGACGAAAAAAAGAAATTTGAAGAAAGTTTAAATACCAAAAAGAAAGAGGTTACTTTGGAATTGGTTTACGATGTGGTTTCAAATATGACTAAAATACCTGTTAGTAAATTAAATGCCGATGATACTAAAGCATTAGTTGATTTGGATGTTAATTTAAATAATAAAGTTATTGGTCAACCTGAAGCGGTTAAGCGTATTGCAAAATCGATTCGAAGAAATCGTTTAGGTATTAAGGACCCAAATAGACCAATTGGTTCATTTATATTCTTAGGGTCGACTGGTGTTGGTAAAACATATTTGGCAAAACAATTAGCCAGAGAAGTTTTTGGTAGTGAAGATAATCTTATCCGTGTTGATATGTCCGAATACCAAGAGAAACACACAGTATCTCGTTTGATTGGGGCTCCTCCAGGATATGTTGGGTATGATGAAGGTGGTCAATTAACCGAACAGGTTAAAAACAAACCTTATTCTGTAATCTTATTTGATGAGATTGAGAAAGCAAACAAAGACATCTTCTCATCTTTACTTCAAATGTTGGATGACGGTCATATGACTGATGGTTTAGGTCGTAAGATTAACTTTAAAAATTGTATCATCATTATGACATCAAACTTGGGTGTTAAAAAACTACAAGATTTTGGTAATGGTGTTGGTTTTTCAAATTCAAATAACGCATTTGTTAATGAAGAATTAAGAAAACAAACATTACAAAAAGAGTTAAAGAAATTTTTTGCACCTGAATTCTTAAACCGTATTGACGATACTATTATCTTCAATAGCTTAGGTCAAAATGATGTTGATAAGATTGTTGCAATCGAATTAGATAAACTAAAAGTTCGTTTAGATAATATGAAATATCAAATTACATTTGATGATTCAATTTCTAAGATGATTTCTAAAGTTGGATTTGATGAGATGTATGGGGCTCGTCCTTTAAAAAGAGCGATTCAAGACAAAGTTGAGGACTTTATTTCGGAAGAAGTACTTAAAGGGAACATTAAAGAAGAAATTACTTATGTCCTAATTACGGAAGATGGTGAAAATGTAACCATCCAAACTAAAAAGAAAAAAGGGGTTTAGTACCCCTTTTTTTTTATATATAAAAAAACCCTCAATTTGAGGGTTTTTTTGTTTACCAGTATTTGAATGTCACAGATTTCTGAGGACTATGATGATATTTGTTATAACCTAACAAATCTATCATTTTCTTACCCATTTCAATCCCATTAAAAGTATCTTCCACAACAACATATTCATTTTTAGTGTGGTAGTTATAATATCCTATTGAAAAGTTTATACAAGAAAAATCAAATTTAGTTTTAAGGGCATAAACATCGGTATATGGGTGTATCATATACTGTCTTTTAGGGTTCATATTTTCACTGATGACTTTATCACATTTTTCAAAAAATTCACTATCTCTACTGAATAGTTTTGCTCCAAAACAAGTTTCGGTAATCATCCAACTTTCAGGAGCGTCAAACTGTATGGCGTATCCCACATTTGTAAAAAAACTTGGGTCTGCATATCTTGAGCCGTGACAACCAGTTTCTTCTGAAACAAAAAACGCTGCTTTTAAATTAGGTAATTCTTCGAGTAATTCAAGACAAGCGAAAACTCCACATTTGTCATCACCACCAATACCTGTAGGGTTTCCTTGGTCGTTATAAGCTTTTAAAGATAATTTTAATTCTCCATCGGTATTTGGTAACATTTCTTCCCTAACATTAATACTATCTAACTTATGTACAGTATCGGTATGTGAAACAACGCAAGGAAACATAAAATCTTCAGAGATTTCACCACTTTGTTTAGTGGCGTAAACATTCAAATGTTCGTCAACGTAATATTCGATATTTTTACTTTTTAACCAATCAACTATGAATTGGACCATTTCCTCTTCTTGGTAAGTATAAGTAGGGACCGATAACACCTCTTTGAGTAATTGCAAATTTCTTGCCATAATTTTTGTATATATTAGACAAATATACGAAAAATATTTTAATCAAACAATTCAGGATGATATAAAAAATTATTAAATTGTTCTAAATCGTAATTACCCTTTTTAAAATCCATTGTACCCTTTTTCTTATATTCAATTTCAATATTATTGGTTTCGGGATTAACTCTGATAACTTTAAACATCATTTTACTTTCATCCTTAGGTCTGCCATACCAAACATTAAATTTAAATTTTTTAGTAACGTATGATACAATATTTTTATATTGTTCTAAATCGGCAAATTTATCATCATCTTCCATATCTGAAATAATATTGTCTAATTGATATGAGATACTTCGATTAAACGAATCATAATCAAATTCATCAGATGTAAAATATTCATATATTTCATTATAGTAATCACCATTAACTGATTTAGTATGTCCTATAGTTTTTAATAGAGTTAATAAATCACTATTTTTATCACCATACTTATCGTAAAGTTTTATTAAGTTATCTACAGTTGTCACATATCTATTAAAACAACCTTGACTGTTATGGATACCTTCATCATAGAAAATTTCACACAATTCTTTGGTAATTTCTTTTTCCATAGAAGATTTATAAGCCCCGTCCATTTCCGATTCATAATCCCCGATAATGTAATCGATTCTATTATTAAATAATTCCTCTAATAGTTTACAAAATTCTACGTTTTTCCCATCATCATCAAGATTTAAATTTGGGGCAATGAGTCTTTTAATTTCCTCCATTTTTTCACGATTTTCTTCATTAAAATAATGAGGAAAAACATACCCTTCTCTCCAATCTTCTTCCGCTCTGTAGTTATCAAACAATTCTAATCCACTGTAAGTTGAAAAAAGATGGGTTAAGAACCAAATATCATCGTTATGAAAATCAAATAATTTAAAATATTGTTCGTCATTTTCAAATCTTAAACTAATAATTCCATTTGGTCTTACATTAAAAATTAAATCGTCAGTTAACTTATCTCCGTCTAACAATCCTCGTTTAAACATATGCAATTGCATATATAACCAATCAGGATTTGACTCTTTTAATATTTTCATCTATATTTACTTTAACAATAAATACTTAAGATGTTTGGATATTTACAAAACTATTAGTATCTTTGTAATGTTCTTTGAAAATATGGGGATGAATGGAATCGATTGGCATAGTTGGTTATCGGTGGCACGTAGGAACTGAGTTAATTCCTTAAAAACTGATTCAAACGATTAGACGGCAACGTTCTAGACAAAATGGCTCTATTAGGTCTTGTTAAACAAGATGAGCTTGTAGCGGTAGCGTAAGCACAACTACATTCGGGTCGGCAGACATATAACCCAGGAACAGGAGTCTTTGATGGGTTTGGTTTCTACCCTAAAGAAACTAAGTGGAGGAATAGTTCTCAGTAAACCGAACCACTTTAAAAATAAGGGAATTGTGAATTTCGGAGTATTAGAAAATACTGACCTAAACGTGTAGTCACCTATAGTCAAGATGAACAAGACGAGAGTTCGAATCTCTCCATCTCCACTAAAATGTTAAGGGGGTTTATCGCCCCCTTAATCTTTTAAAACCAGTATTGACAATTTCTATGGATATACTATATTTATAATCTGAAATTATAATAAATCAAACTATAAAACAAAAACAAAACAAAAATGAAAAATTTAATTTTCGCAATCGGTGTAGTAGCAGTATTATCTTCTTGTGGTGGTAACACTAAAACTGAAGAAGTATCTAAAACAGATTCAACTGCAGTTGTTACTGACTCTACAAAATGTTGTGCAGATTCTACTATGGTAGACACTACATCGGTAAAGTAATTTTTTAATTACTTAGCCAATAAAAAACCCTCAAATTGAGGGTTTTTTTTATTTTGAAAAGAATGATAAAAAATCTTCTAAGGCTTTAAGTAAATCTCCACCATCAATTAAGTCTTTAATCTTTTTACCGTTATATTCTTGATTTAAAATGTTATTTAATAATTCATTCTCATCGTCACTACCACCGTATTCACCACTTAATTCTTCTTCAGATGCCCCCGCTTTATTTGATACGTGTAAGTGATTATAGTGATTTCCACCTGTATTTGTTTGCCATAACACCGCTTTATCATTACCTGACTCAGTATTCCAAATATACCCCAAATCAACTAAAGCATCTTTGACTTTAAAACCTAATTCTCTAAATTTTGAATTTCCGTTTGTTGAGTTTGTTGCTCCTCCTGAACCTATACCATCTAAAATTGCAACGTCTACTCCTGTACCATTCATATGTCGGCTAATTCTATCAGTACCTGCAACATTTTCATTATGACCTGATTTAGCCGTAGTTATAGTTAAAATAACACCAGTCGCTTCACCAGCTTTCTGTAAATCGTCTAACAAACCTTTATTTACTTTATCGTTTTTAGTTGCATCATTATCATATTTAACGTTAGAATATGACGTATCTTCCAACTCAACAAACTCAAGTTCATTAAGTAACATCAATTTTCTAACCTTATTAATATCTTCAACTAATATTTTACTCATAATAATAAATACTTTAATTATACTAAATCTATAAAAATTCTAAAATTCTCCATCATCCAGTTTGGTATATTATCTGATGGGTCGTCAAGATAAAAATTTCTAGGCCATTCATCTAAAGTTAACGTTAGAGCATTTTGTATTTGGGAATACTCTTCAAAATTTCCACTTATAAGCTCTTCATCAACGTCCCCAACTAAATCATTAGGATTATATTCCATAACAGGATTTGTTTCAGTAATCCTAAAAGTTAAATTTAAATACAATTCATCTTTGAATTCACTAACGTTTATTCTCGGTATAAATTTACCTAATAACTCAACATACTCCTTTTTACCGTTATGAAATCCTATAGGTAATTTATTAATATTTTGTAAATTATCTAATAATGAAAGTTTAAACGATTTCGTTAAATGTAATATTTGATTAAATGGTATTGAACCGTAAGCATAAAAAACATCAAAACCTACAGGTTGTTTAACATATGAAATAATAATATCGTTAGGTTCAAATGAAATATATTCCGAATATTTTATAATTTCATTTTTTAAATTAATACCTATTATGATTAAGTTATATGGTACATCACTCTCATTAATAATATCAAAAACAACTTTAACATTGTCATACATATCAGTATCGACTTCAACTATTTTAATAATTAAACCTGGTGAATATTCTTTACCGTCAATAAAATGTCTTATTATTTTTTCTAAACCTTTAACCATATGTTATAAATACTGGTATTTATTATTAAATTATTAACTTAATGAAACTTATCGCACTAGCCAAATCACTAAAACCTTTTTTACAAAAAGAGATTACTTTAGAAGGGATTTATAAAGAAATTCTAACTAATAGTTCAATACCATTTAAATCTATGTTAACACCTGTTGAGGTTGTTAAATTAGTATTCATTACTAAAAAAGTTTTAAATAACGAGGACCCTAGAACTATTATGTCTAAATTGGATAATAATTTATTTTTATTTTCAACAGTAGAATTTGGTGATAATACTCAAGAAGAAGAATGTGAAGAGTGTTATGGTGATGGTAGATACGATTGTCGTAATTGTGATGGTGAAGGTGAAGAAGATTGTCCTGAATGTGATGGTGATGGCGAAGATTCAGACGGACATACTTGTTCAGAGTGTCAAGGAGGAGGTAAAGTAACGTGTGGTGAATGTGATGGTGAAGGTAGAATAGATTGCGATTATTGTGATTCTAATGGATATGTTAGTACTGATGAATATGTTCCTTATGATTTAGGTGGATACATTTCGTATGATGAAAATTTAAAAAATGAAATTCAATCTAGAATAATGAGAAATGATTTTGAAGACCCTAAATTTAATTCAAAAATGACTTTTCTACTTAGTGTTGACCAAGTAGAAATGAAAGAAGGTGAGAGTGAATCAATTAAACCCGAATTTGAAAACAGGGAATTTTACCTTGAGATAATAACTGACGATGTATATGAAAGTTTATTGTATGGTAATAATAGAATTATATCGTCTCAATTTGATACAACTCCTTTAGAGAGATTTACCTAATTACTTTTCTAAGTGACCCATTAAAACACCACCTATTGCCGTGGCGTGAACTTGTAAATGATTAATAGATTCCATATCAAGTTTTGTTTTTCTCTTACTATAATCTAATCCTAAAGTACCGATAAATTTATTATCAATCGTTTTAATTGCAAATAAATAACCTGATTTACAATTTGTATCTTCAGCAATATACTTTAAACCGTAAGTTGCAATATTTTCGTCTTTAAAATCAGAAATTTCAATAACGTCATTTTCTAATAATTGATTGATTGATTTACTAAATAAATTAACTGGAATATTTTGAAAATTTAATTGTATTGAATTTGTGTTTTGGGATACCGTTTCATAGATTATACTGAATTTTGCCATAGATTTTCCTGTGGGATAGAAATGACCTCCATTATGAAATTGCGTTATCCAAACTCTATCAGCTTTAAATTCTTCTTTAACGTGTTCAATTTTTGAAGTTATAAGTTCACTAACTTGTAGAGCGTCTTTAACCATATCAGGTTTTTGTTTCTTTTCTAACTTATTTTTAACGTATAATAACGCTAAGGGTCCTATTACACCTGTTATAAAGGCTACGATAACTTCACTCGACATCAATAATATTTTTTTAAAAATTAATTTATTATAAATATATGTTTATAAAAAAAAATACGACATAATGTCGTATTTTAAAGTTTTTCAAACTTAGGTTTGAGGTATTTCCATATAATATGGTCATATGGTTTTCTATCCCACATTGCAAAACATAGTGATTTAACTTTAGGATGTACTTTATTAAGTTCTAAATGTTCTGCAAATTCTTTCTTAGTAGGTTCAACTTCTCTATCACCATACTTTCCATATCGGAAATAGTCGTGTAGTTTTCCCGCATACTCAGAATAACGATAATGGTTATAATTTAAAGTTGAAACGTACTGTTTTACTTTTTTATAGAATTCATCAGGAACGTCCTTCAAATAATCCTCCATTTTACCTCCAGTACTTAAAACCTCCCAAACACCAGTAGTAGATAGGTTAGTCATTATTTTATGAAGACGAAGATATTCTTCACCTTTTATCTTCATTCTATCTCCATTAGAGAATCTAACCACAAACCCTTCTTTATTATCTGCAATTGCGTGTTTTAAGTAAGTGTAGTCAGATATACCATCATATTTTCTAACGATATTAAACCCTAAGTTGTTTAAAAGGTTTTTGAACCTAACATCTACATTATTACCTGAGTGTATGTTAACCTCGTAACCATCTTTAGTGTGTATCATTCCTAATAATACCAAATCTTCAAAATCGTAAGAACAAACTATTCTATTCTCAGGATAGATTATTTCAAACAAATAAGTATAGTCAGGGTTTAATCTCTGATATTCATATTTTTGAAGTAACTCAGTACCTTTAACCGATTGGTCAGAAGTAAAAGAACCACGAGTCGCAAGAACCCACTCACCTTTGTAGTTGAATAAGATTCCCAAAGAACCGTCCATTTTTTCATACACATCAAAATCCTCAGTTGGAGTGTGTTGGTTTTCTTCTATGTTGAAGAATTTCTTAAATGGTCTTGCAACAACATTACCCTCATTGTCAGTAACCAATCCACGGCATTGTTTGGTAACATCATCCCAAAATTTATATTGGTTATTACCTTCACCGTATTGAACCTTTGGAGTATAGTTCCATATAGTCAAAGGAAGGGTAGGATGCACTTGTTTTTGCACCAACTCTTTCTCGTAATATTTGTTCAATTGCTCTAACATTTTACAAAGATACTAATTTTTTATTAATTAATCAAAATGATTTTCTATTTTCCACACACTAAAGTGGTCATATTCGTCTTCACTACCGCTACCATATAATCTTCGACTAACCTCATATTTAGTTTTATACGATAATTGTTTTGCTATTAAAATTCTGGAGTTTGGATGAATCATCTGTACCATTGAAATAAAATTAGAACCTTCATTTTCTAAGTTTTTGATTCTGTTTACTTTCTCATCAACATAATCAGAACCATCTTCTTTAAAACAAACAGTCCAAAATTTAAGGCAAGCTCTTTTTAACTCATCAAAGACCGAATCTTTAGGAGGAGTATAAAAAAGTTTAATATCTTTACCAAGAGTCAACATCTGTTAAATCTAATTCTGTTCTTGTATGGTGACTATAAACCGTAATTCCACTACCAATACCTGTTGGTGTTATTCTCCAAGTGAATGTACCGTATTCACCATAAATTGCTTTAATGTGTGATAACCACTCATCATACATTTTTTGTTGTTTCTCTGTGAGTTCCTCGTGTATCACGGTTTTTCTCGTATTCTTTCCTCCCATTACATTTAGTTTTTTCGTTTATATTCCAAAGTTCTTTTCCACCATTTATCATATGACAGTTGTGGGGTCTGTCCATTTTTTTAGAAAACCCCACAATCATATCATTATGTTTATTCCTTACCGACCAAGGACATTCTTTACAAGCCATTACCCGACTACCCCCGTTAATTCGTCTAAGTGATGGTCATTACCAATTTCAGACACTTTTTCTCTGTGACGTAATAATGGAACTATTTCTCTCATAACGTTGTACGGTCTGAACTCAGGGTGTCCATCCATCCCAACATCCATACGTTGTCCTTTACCAAAACGTAAGTTTGTTGGTAAATGACAGTGTCCGTGAAGGTGCATAACACCCTTATTTAAACCGTCCCAAGAACTAATTGGGTAGTGCATCAAACGAAAAGTATGTTCATCAAGTTTTAATGTGTTATAATGTGAAACACTTTTAAAATAACCCTGACATCCTTGTCGGTTGTTTTCAATGTGGTGGTCGTGATTACCTAAAACCAAGTGAATATTTTTACAAACAATTCGGTCCCAAAATTCTTTGATTGATTCAAAACCTCCAAACGACCAATCACCAAGACAGATTAGTATGTCGTCTTGCATAACATTTTCGTTAATGTTATTAACAATTTTTGCATTCATTTTATCCAAGGTTTCAAAATCACGAGTTTGTGAAATTGGGATTGACCCATCGGGCATACGCCAGTTTGTCGTACCACGACATATATTTTTGTGATTATAGTGAGGGTCTGAAAAAATCCACACATCACCTTTAAAATCTTTATCTATCTTAATCATCTTATTCTGCTAATTTCTTATTACTAAATTCTTTAATACCTGTTACCTCATATAAAATTTCTTTTTCAATGTATTTTGGAAAATTGATTTTATCGTTAATATCTTTTAACTCAACTTCAAGGATTATTATATTAATCCCGTTGTACTTATCAATCTCAAATTTAAGTCCTCTATATTTGATTACTGTTCTTGTCTTATTTATGTGTAACGAATTACTTAAATTTAATTCGTTAAATTCTTCTTGAGTTAATGTTATTTCTTCTTCCTGATTTACACCTTTAGAGATATTAGTTTTCTTTGTTTTGAATATCTGTATATCACCTGTTGGTGTTTCAACTTGATACCTATAACGATACCCATCGGAGTGATACCACTGTTCAATTTGATAAACAGTATTAATTCTCTCTAACCTTGGGAATCTTTTTAACAAAAATTTTCTTTCTATCTCTTTAAATGTTTTCATACTAATTCTATTTCTTTTTTAAACCATTTAGGGGTATCTCTGTTTTTCCATACCGCAAATCCTGATTTTGCTCCAATATAATAATTTCGATACGACTCAACAACAGATTTAACTTTATACTCGTCAGGCATTGCTTTTGGTGGTTCAGTAAATCCTTTGTCACAAATGTTTGCTTTATTTGTGACACACCACTCAATCACATCCTGTGATTTATGTCGTTTTCCATATCGGTAAGTATATTCTTTACATAACTCTAAACCCAGTTCACAAAGATACAAATAATTTGTCAAACTTTCACGAGTCCATATAGCACAAGGATGATTTTTATGTGATAATTTATACGGAACTTGGGGAGTAACTTGGGGGGTCAAATGATGAACCCCACATAAAAGTTGAGCAGTCTCAAGTATCATTTTAACTACGTGTTTATCACAATGATATTCGGCACATTTTTTTACATCTAAATCAAGAAAAAATATATTCATTATTTATCAAATTGTCCCCACCAAGTAGGAATGTTAACTAATATTGCAACTTCAACAATAACCATTAAAACACGACCAAAAGTTGTTGTAAATGCCCACCAATTATACGGATTCCAATCCCAAGCAATAAAACTACCTAAAAGATAAAATATCCCGTTAGAAATAACTAACGGGAGTATTATCATCCACATAACATTTAAAATCGCCAATAACTTATATCTTAATTTATCCATATTATACTGTATGTTCAATTTGTACTCTTACACAATTTTGAGGTAAACGATTGATGTGACGGTAATTGTTGATGTATCCCATCATATTTGCACTACCGATAGCATTGGCTGAGTGAATTACAACATCAACAACAGGTTGTCCATCCATCCATTGGTCAACTAACCATTTAGTACAATCCATACCTGTTTTTTCAGTAATGTTATCGTAATTCAATTTGTAATTTTGATAAACATTTTTATGCCATTCCGCCATTGCAGTATCACCTAAATCGTGGTCCAAAGAAATTAAACTAATATTTTCTAATCCGATTTCAGTTACTTTTTCTACAAATTCTTCGTAAGAACGAACAATGACCCATTGGTCTTTTTCAATAGGAGTTCTTACATCATCCAAATATATTCTTTGTTTCATACTATAATTTTTTTTACTAATTCTTTTCATTATACAAAAATACTAATTAACTACCAACTCTCCAAGCTGAGTTTATAATCTTACGAGTTTTTTTAGAATCCTCTAAGTTACCCATAACAACACCATCCTTTATTGTAAAGGCGTGACTTCTAACACAGATGACAAAAGTACCAATAGGGTATTTTTTAATAAAAGTACCCACGGTCATTTGTCGATTAGTTTTTTGACCCTTAACCTTAACTTCATAATCCAAAGTATAAAAAGAACCTGAAGTATTTGGTTTTCCAACGGGTTTGCAAGTTTTACGACCGATACGAGTACGTTCTCTTGAAATTTTATTCATACCCCCAATAAAGTTGTAGGTTCCTTGTCGGTCTTTACGGAAAAAAGTTTCTTTAATGAATGTATGAGCCCTATCGTATTCAATTCCAAATGCCGACGCAATTGCTCGAACAACACAATCGTTAGTTTCACTTTTAGCGATTATAGATTCAGAATATCCTTTAATCGCTTCAGATGTATTACAATAAGGGAGTTGATTTTTCATATAACAAAGATACGAAAAATTTTTTATCTGGCAAAATTAAATAATCCAGGAATTAACTTCAGATATTGATTTAACACATATTTTTTCTAAGGATAATACAACCTCATCAATATTTTCAATATCAACACCACCAAGAGACATTCTAAACCAACCTGCGTTTTTATTAGACCCAAAATATTCGAATGGTACCAACCCAACACCACAATGTTTAATTAAAAATTGTACATAGTTTTCAACGTTACCAAAAAATTGAGATTCTCCTAAATAAATCGAAATATAGATACCCCCTTCAGGTTTTTGATAATCAATTCTAAACCTTCTTTGTTTTAACTCTTCAATTTTTTCACAGATTATATTTGATATTTCAGAATACTGTTTCACTTTATTAGAAACAAATTCATTCATTGAATTATAATCATTTAGATACTTTGCAACTGCCGTTTGTTCAGGTTTAGGAGACCAAGCTCCGATGTGAGAGAATATTTCGGTCATTTTAGAAATGATTGATTTAGGACCAAAAACCCAACCAACTCTAACACCTGTGGCACATAAGGATTTAGATATTCCATCAACACAAATTAAATAATCACGTATTTCAGGACAAACTTCTAATGGATGAGTAAATAAACCATCAGAAACTAAGTCAGAATATATTTGGTCAAAAAACAAATATGTTTTTTTAGATTTTTCTTTATTAACCTCAACAATCTCATCACAGATTTGTTTTAGTGTTACTTTATCTATAACACGACCTGTAGGATTTTGTGGCGAACATAAACAAAGTAATCTTGTATTGTGTAGTTTACCTTTAACATCTTCAAAAGTTGGGAAAAACGAGTTTTCAGGTTTACATTCTATAGGGATTTTTATTGCTCCGTGTAAAAAAGAATAATGATTGTTATTCCAAGATGGTACAGGGTACATTACAGAATCGTCTGAATCAACAATAGTTTTAAATATTGTGTAAATTAATGGTCTAACGCCACACCCGATTAAAATTTCGTCTTCAGAATAACTAATCCCTCTTTTTTTATTAAGATATTCACTAACAGATTTTCTCAAATCCAATTCACCTGGAGACATTGGATAATTTGTTAAATCATTTTCGTATGACTCAACAATATACTCTTTAAGTTTTTTTGGAATTGGATTTATTTTAGGGTTAAAATCACCAATACTGAAGTTTTGTACTGGTTTTGTTTTTGATACCTCTTTAATTTGTTGTGAAATTTTAATAATTTCAGAACCAACAATATTGTTTCCTACGAATGATAAATTTTGCATAAGGTAAGTATAAATCTTTGTATGAACTTAGTCAACTTTTTGCGGAAGATGTTGGGCTCGAACCAACGCGACCTTTCAGTCCTACCTGTTTAGCAAACAGGCCCCTTCACCAACTTGGGTAATCTTCCAATAGTAGTCCCTGAGGGATTCGAACCCCCAACCTTTTCGTCCGTAGCGAAACGCTCTAATCCGTTGAGCTAAGGGACTAAAAAACGTTCAGCTCTTTTGAGTTGTCCCCAATACCGAATTTCAGCGGCAACCCACTTTCGTGAGGGGTTAGAACTAGTGTGTTAACTTACTCCTGCCACTGGTACACTAACCAACCGACTTAGACTCAAGTAATCGGTTCAGGTCCCTGTGGTAGTGACACCACTTCTCATCATACGGGAGCATATTAGGCGGGAACTACCTCTTTTTTTATATTTCCGAAACACGGAAACCACGTGCGGTGAGAGTAGGATTCGAACCCACGGTACCCTTTCAGGTACTTCGGTTTTCAAGACCGACGCAATCGACCAACTCTGCCATCTCACCGTATAACCGACCTAGCTCGGTAAACACATCGGATGGGGTAACTAACGGGAATCGAACCCGTGACACCTTGAACCACAATCAAGTGCTCTACCTACTGAGCTATAGCCACCATATTAGTAGTCAAGGTCGGACTCGAACCGAATACCGTTCAAGACGGAATAGACAACCTTACAACTTCTCGCGTCCAAAGGGTTATGGACCGTGGTGTCTTCAGGACTCGGGTACCATCCCTCATTACGCCCACTTGACTAATTACCCCACTTCACCAGATTAACGGACTGGCTGCCATATGGGAGTGGGGGTTTCCCGTTAATTCGGGACTCCGTGGAACGGGGCGGAATCGAACCGCCGACACCTTGCTCTTCAGGCAAGTGCTCTACCAACTGAGCTACCGTTCCAAGTATGATAATGATGGAGTACCCGTCTCGCTCCAATCTTAACGGCTTCTTCTGAGTTTTATCAGTGCACTGGCCGAGGGTGCTGAATTCCGATTCCACTCTGGATTGTCGACATCCATTGAATGGGGAAAACCATTATCAATATTATTAAAATAAATCACTTTCGCCCCCTGTATATAGTTTACAGTAAACTATCTACTGTAAACCTTGGATGCTTAAGGTCATCCTTAACTATTAAGGGAGCCACCCGTGATTTAATATTTTTTTCTTCAAAGAACTCACTTTTCAGGGGGAGTAGGTCACCATCCTACCAACTACCCACTCCCCCGTCCAACTACAATACAAATGTACTGCGATTTTTTTAATTAACCAAACATTTTTTATTCACTTCCGAGTTTGGACGTGTTTTACTTCCGAGTTTGGCATTTTTTGTAGTTCCTGTAGGAATCGAACCTACGACATCTTGTATGTAAAACAAGCGCTCTCCCAACTGAGCTAAGGAACTGTAAGTACCGATGGGTGGTATCGAACCACCGACAACTTCCGTATGAAAGAAGTGCTCTACCACTGAGCTACATCGGTATTTTGTTGTCCCTGAAGGATTCGAACCTCCACTAGGTGGACCAAAACCACCTGTCCTGCCATTAGACCAAAGGACAATTTAAGTGGGAGTGGAGGGATTCGAACCCCCAATGTCATAAGACCACTGATTTACAGTCAGCTAAGCAACCGTTGCTCAACACTCCCAATTTAGGAAAACAGAAGATGGTCGAGTGGACATCTGTTTTTACGATTAGCATTACTTGGGTGAATACCTGCCAACTCCGATTGTACTAGTCAGTATTCACTCTCGAACTATCAGTACAATCATTCCCTAATCAACCTAATTTTTTTGCGGCCAGGGAGAATTACGATATCTCGACCTATCGCTTAACAGGCGATTGCTCTTCCTCTGAGCTACCTGGCCAATTTTTTACTTATTGAGTAACCATTATGTTCTAAAATTTTAATACACCACATTAATAATTCGTCAGTTGTTAAGTCACCTTTCATATTGTTAACAGTCGGAGTTAAAATCCCCAAATTTTCAAGGGAGTTATTCCCCCCTCTACTAACAGGTATTATGTGGTCAAAATGATATTCGTCTTTAAATAAGTTAATATCAATTCCCGTCAAATAACATTTAGCATCCTCACCAAATTTTTCAATAACCGTCTCCCAAGTAAATGTAGTTTCAAAGTCTTTATTAATTTTACCCTGAACGGAATTATCACGTTTATTAAATTTTCGAACACATTCTTTTTTATACCTATTTTTTCTGTATTTATAAGTTTCTAATTTTTTTAGAATAATGTTTTCTCTTCGTTTTTTAGTTCTATCCTTAACTTTTTCTTTTTGACCTACACCACAATAATATGAAATTGTTGATTTAGAACAATTTAGTATTTCCTGTATTTGTTTGTAAGTTTTACCTTCTTCTCTAAGTTGTAATATTTTTTCTTTCATAATACTCTTTATTAATAAATATTACATTACTCTAAAAAGTTCGATACAATCATTAAAAATTCGAACTATTGCACGGGTGGAGAATTACGATATCCCGACACCTGGTTTTGGAGACCAGTGCTCTGCCCCTGAGCTACACCCGTATTAGAGGTCAGAGTCGGATTCGAACCGACGAATACTTGTTTTGCAGACAAGCCCCTTAAACCACTTGGGTATCTGACCGTAGTGTCCCCGAAGAGATTCGAACTCTTGACCCCTCCATTAAAAGTGGAGTGCTCTAAACCAACTGAGCTACGAAGACATTAAGTTGTCACAGATGGGCTCGAACCATCGACCTTTCGCGTATCAGGCGAACGCTCTAACCAACTGAGCTATGTGACAATGTTTAGTTTTACAAAACAAATATAACCATTTTTTGGTATATAACGCTCTATTTTACTAATTTTTTGTCGGGGTAGCAGGAGTCGAACCTGCCGCCTCTTGGTCCCAAACCAAGCGTCTCTCCCCGAGACTATACCCCGATTATTTACTTACCAATATTTCAAAGAACACATAAAACAAAAAACCCCGAACCTAAGTTGGTTCGGGGTCTCGATGTTTGTTATTTGTCTAACTTAATCTTATCCTTAATTTGTTTCATCAACAACCGAACCAATAAATGCCATACGCGGATACCAACAGTTACTAAACTGTTTTACCACGTTAATAATCGACATATGTTGTTTATTAGTTCTCATTATTTCTAATTTTATTGTTGTTTTACTTATAACTATTACAAAGGTACAAAAAGTTTCCTGATTGTCAAATAATTTTCTGTTTTTTTATGCTCCGCCAGTATTTTTCTTATCAATATCCTTTGCGGCGTTCATTGCGTAGGATTTAGTTTGACCCTTAACATACTTACCAACCGCCTTTTTATTTGTTAGTTTAATATCAACACCTGTTTTCTCTTTAATCTTATCCGCTAAAGCATCCTCACCTTTATTTTTAGCAATATTCATCATCTCTTGAACTGTTTTATTACTACTTTGTTTTTTAATAAAATTATCGGTAAGTGTCTCAATTTCTTTTTTATGATTATTAATTGTTTGAACAACTTTAAGTTCTTCAGGATTAAATGGTATTTTATTAATTGTTTTTTCGGCAATTTTTTCAAAGGTTGCCGAACCAATACCTTTAAGTGCAGGTATTTCGGATGCAAATGGTAAAACACTAAATGCCATTGTAAGACCAGCTTCGGCGTTTTTACCTTCTGAGAAATATATTGCAGAATCGGCAATTCCAAGACCTGCCGCTAATAAAGGTCCAACAAATGGTATAAACATACTTGCAATTTGTAACCCTTCAATAACTTTGTGACCTTCTTCTGCAGTTAATCCTCCCCCAACACAAGTAGGTTTTGCTCTATCGTAAACTCCCTTAATTTGGGAAGCATTTACCGAGTCGTAAAAAGACGCCATAAAGTTATAAACCCCTTCAGGGAAATATACGGTTGCATTATTATTTGTACTGGCAACTACGTCTTGTAATAATTTACCCCATTGAAAATAAAAATCGGATAGAATAAAGTTGGCATATAATGGAGTAATTTTATTTTTATTGTGTGTCCATATTGCAGATTGTGGATTATTTATTAAATCTTTTATTGAGGTACCATAAGATGTTAATTTTTTACTTACCATTTTAACATTACCTAAACTAGACAAACCTATTTGTAAACATTCTGTATTATTCCACCCAACTCTATTTGTTTGGATATCGGTTAAATATTTTATACTAAAAAGAGCGGCTAAGTTATAGTGTTGGTTAGGACTACTTGGAGTTGGGAAAGTATATCCTCCAAAACTATCGACAATAAGTCCTTGTGATTTTAAGAATTGATAATTTTTTTGATATTCTGTACTTGTTTCATAACAAGCCTTTTTACCTTTAGAATCAACATACTGACCGTTTTTAGAACAAGCCTCACTTCTTTCTTTCTTTTCTTTTTGCTCTTGCCAAGTTGCTAAGTTTTCCCAATAATATTGGTCTCCATATGATTTACCACATAAATTTTTAGATAGATAACCTGACAAAACTTTTGTTTTATCGTAAAACCAAGAATTTGCAGAACTATTCCAAAACTTACCAGCGTTTTGACCGTCACAATAATAAACAGTTGATGGTTTTATTTTTTTACCAACAACTCTATCAACAGATGCGGTAAATGATGCTCCTCCTGTGGATTTATCTTTCTTATCTCCATATTGGTGAGCGGTGAATCTTGTTCCTTTAGGTATTTTAATTTGACCACCAAGCATAGTATTTTTAGTCAAAATTCTATCTTTAACTAACGTATACGTTTGATTAACAGGCTTATTAGTTTTAGTCGCCTGTTCAATAATACTTTTAAATTGATTTTCGGTAATGATTACTCTCACATATATAAATACTTTAAGAGTATAAAAAAAGAAAGGTTCTAAATCATCCCCACGCCATTTTGGGAGAACCTTTCAAAGTTAAGTATATCTTGGCGACATAATATCCCACACCATTATGACTAAGATTTGTTAGCCCATAGTAACCATCCTTGGTGGGTTTCTACTCTCACACTCCGTCCATATTTACTAACCTAATCGATGTGTCATAGATTTTCAGATATTGCGTTCAGTGTTACCCTCAGGACATCTTCACCCTACCCCCAAAGTTACGTGGCGAGTCTCACTCGGAAGCTGAGTGTGTATTGTAGAATTGTCCAGTATTTCTACAACTTGTGGATTGTATTACGACTAATTAAAGCCCCCTTACCCCCTCTATCCATAATGGGGAATCCTATCTAACCTGTGTAGCCTCCCCCATAGCCTTGAAGCCTTCAAGTCAGGTTCACACACCATAACAGTCGGATATCTCTGTTAATCGTGGGGTCTTAAATAGAGTATGACGTATGCTCGTTTTATAGTTGTTTCCATCCGCAAACTCACGGTTCTCTCTATTTCTTTTACAAATGTATGGATTTTTTTTTAATCTTCAAACAATTAAGATAAAAAAGACAAAACTTTTTCTTTAATTCCAGATTGTTTTAACCCTTCATTCGCGCTTGGAGTTAAGACAAAATTTTCTAATCCCCAATCGTGAGTAAACTTCATACCATAATACATACCTGTTTTACCCATATCAAGGTCATCGATTGATACCCAATGAGTAACTTCGGGATGGTCGTGTAAGTACTGTTTAATTTCAATTGTACGAGTTTGTTGTAAGTCCCAATCTCTAGACCAAATAAAGTTATTTCCGTGTACCGTACATTCACTTAAATTAGGTGTAAAGGCAATTGGTTTTTTTGAAATACCTTTTGACTCATAGTACTCACCCATTTCCTCAACATTTGCCCATCTTTTCCAATCCGAAGATACAACAATCTCAGCACCAGTTTCTTCTAAAATTTTATTTAAAACTTTAACCGCCTTTTCGTTGAAATTGTCAAATCTATACTCGATTGGCATACCTTTAACATCCATAGTAAGTTTATTACCTTCCCATTTTTGTCTTTTCTTGTAACGACCTCCCCACTCTGTGGATAAACAGATTACTCCGTCGTGGTCTAAAAATATAACTTTCATATTATTTTTTAATTATATAACCTAAATTTTCAAAAATTAAAATCATCCCTACAAATGATAAGATAATACAAATTATCTTCATAAACAAATCTAAAGGTGTTTTTTTACTCCAAATAACACCAAAAAAGAAAAACAATAGTGTTGCGATAATATTGAATATTAGTTGCATAGTTTTTATTTATTTATTAGGTCAAAGATACTAATTTTTTTGTAAGGTTTGTTAGGGATTATTGTAATTTTTTTAATTTTTTTCGATAATTCTACAGGGTCTTGGTTTGTTTCAAGATATTCTTTAATTAATGATTGTAATGGTTTTGCCAAACTATTATCAATATTAGTGTGAGTACAATTTGAAACTGCGTAATTTACAACTTTTGTCTTTTCTTTATTGATTGGGTAAGCGTTACCTCCTGATAATAATTCTTCTTGGAATTCATCAATATCTCTAACATAATAATTTAAACACACTTTAACGTTAGATGGTATCATACAATTTAAAACTAACGTTTCTTGAACTCTTCTAGTTTTATCCTTATACTGAGGGTCAATTGTTATTAACAAATCTACGTAAATATTTAAACTTTTAAGTTTTTCACAAGCTTTAATTAGATTATAAGAGCCTAAACTATGACCTAATAACACTACTTTACCGTTAGGATTTAATTGTTTGAAATAATAAACCTCTTGTATAATGTCTTCAGTTGTCAAAAGTAAATTGTGTGTACCAGTGTAGGTAGATACGTGGGTACTATCATTAAAATATTTTTTTTCGATTTCACCTAAACCTGGAATATCTCTACTATCGTGATTTTCAACCATTGTTTTATTTTTACTTAAAACATCTTCGTGAGGACTAACAAAAGTTCCTTGGGCAATAATAACTAAAGTGTTTTCACTCTTTTTGAGATAATTCATATCATACGGAGTTAGTTCAACTTTATTACTATAATAAGTTAACTTCATTTCGTGTGCGGTTATTAAAAACCCTAAAATCCCTAACAAAAATAATGGGATTGATTTTAATTTTAATTTGGTAACTTTAATTAAAAACACAAATAACACTAATGTTGCACATAGGTTAAATATTAATTGTGAGTGTACTAAGAAAGATGATATAATTTCTGTCATATTTGTTTTTTTATTTTAATTATAATAAAAAATTACAGTAAATAAATTATGGAAATGAGTTTGTTAGAATGTTTTGTAGTGACGATGGGATTTGAACCCATAACCTTGACCGTATAAGAGTCCTGCGCTCACCAATTACGCCACGTCACTATATGTGGTCCCTGTAGGGTTCGAACCTACGACCCCCTGATTATGAGTCAGATGCTCTAACCGACTGAGCTAAGGGACCTAAATAAAAAAGTAGTCAGAGGTTGGTGGGACTATTACCTAGGGGCTAGCACCCGTTCCCTAATAATCGGTGGACACCGATTGCCCAAATTAGGTACACCAACTTGACTACAGATACCTTAGAACAGTATTAAATCTCCGTGGCAATTATCCCACTCATCAATCCAATTTCTAATTGGTTCAATATTAATGTTTTCGGTATCAAATCTCTCGACTTGAGTACCTTGTTCTTCGGTGTTAACTTTTTCAGTTATATTTTTATTTTCGTTTGGGTCAAATACATAATACATTTTATTTGTGTGGGTTTTTTTGAGCCTCCAGTCGGAATCGAACCAACGACCTGCTGATTACAAATCAGCCGCTCTGACCTGCTGAGCTATGGAGGCAATTACCATATAATTATTTGATTTTCTTATATATGTAAGTTATAGTATCTCCGATTTTATAGATATCTGACCTATCTGTTGAAAATCTTTGACCACACTCTGTTTTGTAGTAATACTTTGGAGTTAATTCGTTGATAGCGACAGGTTGTTTAACCCAAGAACTGTCAATCACACACTTAACTACTTTATCACCAGGTTCAATTTTATTACGGTTTTCACATCCAACTAAAAAGAAGGCAACAAAACTAATCAATACGAACCAAAGAAGTGCTAACAAGATAGGGATATTTTTTTTCATACAACAAATTTACAACATATTTTTTAAACCGCCAAATACTTAATTGAATTTTTCTTAATCCATTCAGGGTCGTGTTTAAACTCTTTCCAATTATCAAAATCTTTTAATTCTTCCAAAACCTCAATCGGTATTAAAGTAAATCCATCAGGAGCAATACCGTCAAATTTATGATACGATGCGTATTCAATTTTTTCTTTAATCATTTGACAAAATAATTCATCATTAATAAAATTATTATGTTCTTGTTCTAAAAAGTCTTCGTTAGTATTCATAATCAATTGATAAGTGACCTCGGAAGGATTCGAACCTTCGACCCACAACTTAGAAGGTTGTTGCTCTATCCATCTGAGCTACGAGGCCATATTTTATATTTTTTTAATGTTATATTTATGACCTGAGTCTGAATTTAATTCAAATATTTTCCTCATTTGATTAGCCTCGTCCTCAGTCTCAAATTCCCATATCTCATTTTGAGAATTCAATATTATTACGGGCAATTCAACACCGTTTAAATTCTTAATAAATTTTATAATAACCCACATAGTTTTTTTGTTTCTTTCATTACAAAGGTACGGATTAAATATGAATTAATCAAATAAGTCCAAGTAAAATTAGTGATTTATGGATTAATAACAACATTAATATGAATACGCCAAAAATCACAGTATATCCAAAAACACGATTATTACCCATCACTTGTTTTTTTGAACGTCCTTGCCATTCATCAGAATCCCAATCATCATTACTCATACCTATAAGTATTTAATTGTTTATTTGCGGTCCCACGGGGAATCGAACCCCGAACTCAGCCGTGACAGGGCTGCATTATAGCCGTTTAACTATGAGACCTTTTGAGCGGATAGTGAGAATCGAACTCACATCTTCAGCTTGGAAGGCTGAAGTAATGAACCATTATACGATATCCGCTTATTATTGAGCGGTAGACAGGATTCGAACCTGCGACCCTAACCTTGGCAAGGTTATGCTCTACCAACTGAGCTACTACCGCGTTTAGATGAGTCGTGGACTTGTGTACCACTTTTGTCCCCCTTTAAATTATTCACTAACCCCAGGTGTAGGGAAACCCATCTTAGTTGCGGGGGCGGGATTCGAACCCACGTAGTTTGGCTTATGAGACCAAGCTGGAACCAACTCCAGTCCACCCCGCGATATATCTTTGTCATCACTTCGGCCACATCGTGAAAGCCGCCCCTCACGCGTTGTTTAAAGGAATCCGATTGCGGCCTCATCCTACCGAGTTATGATAACTTTGTTGCGAGAGGAGGATTCGAACCTCCGACCTCAAGGTTATGAGCCTTGCGAGCTACCACTGCTACTATCTCGCGATGTTGTGGAGATGGTGAGAATCGAACTCACCTCAGATTGATTGCAAATCAATCTCGTCGGCCTTGAGACATACACCCCCATCATTTTAAACGTTGTACTTATCTCCTAATTTATTAATTAGGTCAAGTTCTTCGTTACTCATTCTATGATAAGAATTGGCAATTCTATCACAAAACATTCTGTGGTCTTTTTCCATCCAACCCATTTTAGTGTCTGA